AGTGCTGAGCAGGACTGATACTTCTCTTCAGCCTGCATACTGATCGGCCGGTAGAGGGTTACTGATTTGCCATCATCGGTTTCAACGACGCTCAGCTCGTCAGGTTCAACGTAGATCTTCAGCGCGACAAGGTAGCCGGCTGGCCGCATATCAAACGGCTTGCCTGTCATGGCTATAAATTGCTGATCAATCAGCTCCTGCGCCAGACCTTCTTCGTGCGCCTCGACATGGCTCAAGCCTTGATTAGGCGGAAGCTTAATCTTTAATAGGTTCTCACTCACCAGAAATTCTCCTTCTTTACTTGCTCCGGTATTTTATCGTCGTCAGGGTGATGCATCTTCCTGTAGACCTCGTTAATCACTGCAATCGCGTCCGTGTACGCACGCACAAGCGCATTCCCCTCAATGACTTGAAGGGCGATTTCTTCTGCTGTGGTGGCTGAGATGCGGCCATCGCTTGCATAAGCTGATGGCGTAAACCTTGCGTTAAGGCTGTATTGCGCCGCGCGGTCGCGCTGTTCGCTAATTAATTCAACGCTTCTGCGTCTTATCTCTTCCGCTGACATTCTTTTGCTCCGGCAGTTTCCTATAGTTGTTCGTCGCAGAGGCGAACTTTTGTTCTACCTTCTGCGATATATTCAACTTCTTAGCAAACTCTGAAGAATGTGCAACAGCAGACATCAATCTAAATTGTATTTTTAAACGGCCCTATTACTTGCCGCGTATCTTGTTCATGGCATGGATGATCTTGCCTTCAGGTGACATCATACCTTTACGAACTTTAGCAGCACCACCAGCAGCCTTCTTCATAGGCTTCATCATTTCGCCACCATGAGAGTACATCATGCCGCCGCCCATTTTCTTGGCTGGCTTCTTCTCACCCTTCATAGGCGAACCAATAGCGATCATGACAGCAAGGCCGCTTGCCTTAGGCTTTCCGCCCTTTTTCATGTAGCCCATTTTGTTGCGGACTTCTGAAGGAAGCTTACTCAAGCCGGGGTTCTTGCTACTATCGACAGGCTTCATAGCGCCGCCATCTTTCATACCGCCCATTTCGGTGGCCAGCTTACGGGCTGTGTCAGCGGATGTTTGTACCTTGCCACCTTCGGCGTAGATGTCTTGGTCGGGATAGTTTTCATAAGTCGCACCGTAACGCTTCTTATTTTCTATACGCCGCATAAGTTCCGCCATCTCGCGGTCTAAACGCTGGGATTCGCTCTCACCGGGACGAGGTTCAAACCCACGGCGATATCCCGGCTTTGGAGGTACGGGCGCTTGGTAAGTAGAACCGCTGCCTTTCTTATCTGATTTTTTAGCCATCTTACTTGCCTTTCATCATGCCCTTGCGGACTTTTCCTGCGCCACCTGCGGCGAACTTTTTAGGATCCCGTGGCTGCACGGTGATCTCGGCACGCCCCTGATAACCAGTTCTTTTACCAGACCCAAAGGGCACGTCTGATAAAATACCGGGAGAACGACCAGCGTTAATAGATGTCTGTGGTTTCATGACAGTGACCTCGCCGCGCCCCTGATAGCCGGTTCTTTTACCAGAACCAATACCCGATAAAATACCGGGTGAACGACCGGCGTTATAAGAGGACAAATTTGACTTAGGCGTATCTGCTTTAGCCGCTGCGGCAGCGGGTGGTGGTGGAGGTGGAGGTGGTGGAGTAGCTGCGGCAGAAGCAGCCGCAGGAGTTACTACGCGACCTGTACCGGTTCCTGTACCGGTTCCTGTACCAGTTCTTGCACGACCTTTACCAGTTCCTGTAAGGCCTTCACTAGCGAAGTTCGTGCTGTAGCTCTTACCTTCATAGGTGAAGGTCTTGCCTGCACCCAATTCTTTGCGGGCAGCCTTAAACGCTTCTCCACGGGTCTTCGGCTTAGCCGCTGCAGTTTCCGCTGCTTTAGCTGGTTCCGCTGCTTTAGTTGTCATTGGCTTATCAGCAAAATACTTTTTAAAATCAGCCGCCATGTCGCGTCTTGTGATGCTCGCACCCTTGGTGCTACGAGCTTCTTTCAGAGTAGCCTCAGAGGCCTTCTCTGCAGCGCGTGTCGCGGTGCGATCAGCCTTGGTACGCTTGGCGTAATCGTCGGCGGCATCAGCCATGCGCTGTTCGTACTTCGCCTTGGCAACGCCTTCGTTCTTACCCTTGGCAAGCGCGATCTTGTAGTCTTTCTCGATATCCTTCATGCGACGGTCGCGAAGCATATCAGCACGCCCACCTTCTTTGAAATTACCAGCCTTGATACGGGACATCACGCGCTTGGCGGTGTACTCGTTCGTCGCGCCACCTTGTTTCATCACAGGAGTGCCCTTGGCAGCAGCACGGGCGGCTGCGTCTCTCATAAGGCCAGTGAAGTCTTGCTCGGCTTTCATGGCGCGCTTGGCACCAGCATTAGCTTCGCCGCCCTTTTTAAACTTTCGTGTAACTTTAAACCCATACCCCTTTGGAGGGCCCTGTCCAGCCATAGAAGCCATAGGAGACGAAGGCTGACTGATAGCAGTAGGAGTCATTCGAATACCTGCGGAACCACCGCGACTACTACCGCCACTACCGGACAAAAGGTTGTAATTTAAATTTTGGATAGGTTCAGAACCTCTGCCAGCAGATCCGCTCGTAGACCCGGAACCTTGTTTATATTTCGCGATCTTTCCACCATCCTTATAGCCGGGGCCCTCAGAGCGCATAGCACGACCAAGAGTATCAGCTTCGCTCTGCGTGACCTTCGCCTTAGCTAGGCTCTCGCGGCGCTTGCGTTCTGCTTCACGCTCAGCTGCGGTTGGCTGCGGAGGCGTAGCCTTCTTTACAGCACCACCAACCTTATAGGTAGGGATGGGACGATCATTCGCGCGCTTCTGCAAAGCAGCCGCCGCATTCTTTGGATTAGGCAGAGCCTTAGAATTTTCAAAGAAAGTTTTACCAAAAGTAGCGCGTGCTTTATCGCGTTGTGAGTCGTTAGCCATCTTAACCTCCAAAAGATCCTTGGTCTTGTTTCTGTAAATCCGCTGCAAGCTTCATAGCAGCAATTGTTTCCTTTGTCTCGCGATCTGCAGCTTCGCTTTCCGCGACCATCTTAGCCTTTTCCATTTCGACGTTGGCCTTGACCTGATCACTGACCGCCTTCTGCTGGACTTTCTCTGCTTCGATTTGAAGAAGCGGGTCAGGCTGCGGCTGCTGCTTGTACTGCGGCGCCAACTGCTGCATCGCCTGTGCGACCATCATCGCAAGTTGATTTTCCATTTCCGGCGGCATTGGCGTACCCGGAGGCGGCAAAGGCTGACCGATCATCTGCTGAACTTGTACGCGCAGCTTGAGCGCCATGTGCTCATTGATGTGCGCCTGAAGATTTGGATTCTGCTCAGCAAGCGGCATATGCGACGCAATGTGTGCATCGTGATCCTGATACTCGCCAGCCTTGAGCGGGCCACCCATCATCGCTGTCTGGTTCTCAGTCAGCGGATCCATTGGCATCGGAGGCTGAGCTTCCTTGTTCGGCAACAGCAGCTCAACGCGCTGAGGATCAATCCCCATCTCGATGTACATCTGCCGGAAAGCTTCCTGCGTATTGTGCAGTTCAGGCGCCTGTGTCGCGAAACGCAACAAAGCTTCGGCCCGCATCATCCGCTGAGCGGAGCTGCTGATGTTCGGGTCGCTGACTGGGATGACATCGACGTTGTTGTCGAAGTCGTCACGCATAATCGCCTTCGTTCCGCCCCGCACAGGGAACGGATACGGCACGTCGGGCAGATACTTGCCGAACAGATCGGCGATCAGCTTCAGTTCCTTGCCCAGAGATTTGTGCGCACGCTTGAGCGTTGCCGACTGCACGCGAGTCGCAGCTTCCATTAACGCTACCGTTGTTCCAACCGGCGCGTCCTGCCTCCCGTCACCAACAGCAATCTCAGCCGTGTTGGCCAGATTACGCGCACCCTCATACGTCTCCTGCAGCAACTGCAGGGACACTGCCGACGGCTCCTTATAGGGCATCGTCATGATGGCGTTCTGGATCGGCAGGCCAGCTGTATCGATTTCGCGGAACTCAGTCGGACCGATGCCGATGTTGTTGTCCTCGATACGCATACCCTTAACGCGCAGACCACCCGGGAAGTTATTCAGCGTACCAGCGTCAATTAGCTGGCGACGGATCGAAGTAGCCGTCTTGGCGCTGTTGCCCAAAATATGGGCATAGCCCAGACCGTAAAAACCAAGACCCGGAATGAACTTGTAATGCACGAAATAGTCGCGTTTCTGGTAAGTCTCGTCATCCTCGTCCCAGTTGCGGCGGATCGACAGAACCTTCTTACTGTTCTCGTCAATAGTCACAATGTACGGTAGAGGAATATCGTCTTCGTTCTCAAAGCCCTTGAGATCGATGTCGGCGTAGATTTCGTAGATGTTGTATTCGTCTGTGCCTTCAGCGCCCGGCTCAATACCCTGCACCTTATCGACCTGCGCCTGAACTGGATCGGAGCTGCTCAGGTTCTGCTGCGGATCGCCTAGATCAATCTTACGGTACGCACCGCTCAGCTGCGCCAGCTTGAGCTGCTTCTTCGTCATCTGAGTAACGTGCGCAAAACGCGATGATGTGCTCAGGTCCGTCGTGTTATACGACGTAATAAAATTCTTCGGCGTGACAAAGCGCGCCACAGGGCGGCCCAAGATCGGATCCTGATAGACCTTCTTGAACGTCGATCCAACCAGACCAAGCCACATGAGCATCTGGTCGAACTCTTCGTAGTATTCTGGCGCCAATTCCGTAAGGTAAAGGTTCATCCAGTCCTGAACGCGCGACGCCTGTGCTTCCAAATCAGGGTTAGGAACCCCAATGACCTGCGTCTTCACCGGGCCAGCGGCTGGCATAAGCTCACCGCGCGCAGTCGCCTGCCAACGAATGACAGCTTCCGCCATCAGCGGATCGAACACACCACACGCACCGTTAAAGGGCGTCGTGCGGTCTTCAAACGTCAAGCCCAATAGCTCAATGCCGCGCTTCATGGTGGTTTCCCACTCGCCGCGCGAATCCAAATCATCTGTAACGCCAGACATCAACTGCTCAGAAAGGCCCGAAAGGTCTATATCGGACATATACTCGCACAAATTCTCGTCGTGCTCGGACTCTTCTTCCTTAGCTTCTTCAGTCGGCTCGAAGTCTACCTCGAGTGATCCATCGTCGGATTCGCTCATCATAGCGCCGTCAAGCATCTGACCGCCTTCTTCAGGAAATTCAAACTCAATTCCCGTTTCAGGCATGTCAACGTCAACGCCACCAATCCCCTCAAAGGCAGGACGCAACAAGTCAGCTTCAGTCATCGGTCTGGTGGCCATACTTAATCCTTATCAGCTAATTAGTGCATCATCAATAGAATGCTGCACGTTCTTTCGGTATATCGTAATATTCTTCCTGCGGATCTTCCGTATTAGAGACCCATCCCGACTGTTTAATACGCAAAAACGCCATAGTCATTGTGTCAACCCAGTCTCTCGAGTCCGCTGCAGGAAACTGCACGCATTGCTCCAAGAAATCCGCAGCCCAAGGACGTAGTGTATCATAAGACGGCCCCTGTGCAGGCAGCCAAACACGGCCATTCTCTATCAAATCCGTCACCAGCCGCACACGGGCTATCTTGTCACCGAAC